ATGATCTTCATAATGCTTTGACCATTAGATTTTTATTTGATCGTTCATTCAGTCCAGTTTTTGTTGATGAATTTGTTCGATTTAGTAAAGAATGGCTTGTCATGCATTTGATCTTGGACACTCAGTATAAATCCTTTCGTGATTATGTGCAGCATTTGCCTTCCAGAAGAAGACAACCAATGCTTTTGAATGAGGATGGATTAACCCATGCTCAGATGTATATTTCCAATTTGTTTGTTAAAATTGAAGCTTATTTGGGGAAGACGGCTGATGCTTTTAAACCTCGAATGATTCATTGCAGACAAGACGAATTTCAAGTCTTGGTTGGTTCCTATTTTTGGGCCTTTTCTAAGTGGTTGTCTGATCTGTTTGATTTACATCACAGATTGACTTATGATTCAGATTTAACAGCCACTGAATTAGGAGTTAAGGCATTACAGTGTGCAGCTTACGGCGATTTGTATGAAGTTGATGTGTCAAACTGGGATGGTTCAATGTTAAATGACTTCCTGTGTTTGGAACGATGGTTGATCGATAACTTACCGGAGCAACCACCCGCTTGGCATATTATTCGACAGCATTGGACGTCTGTTTCTGGTAAAAGCAACATTGGGGTTAATTTTTCTTGTGATTGGGGTCGTAGATCCGGTGATAGTTGGACTTCATCACTCAATTCATTATTGAATATCCTAATCACATTGTATGTTTTTGATGACCCTGACTTGATCGGTGTGTTCAAAGGCGACGACAATTTTGTTGGCGCCAAGACCAAATTTACAACTGAGCAGCTTATTGAGCGCTATGCTGCTTTAGGTTTGACAGCAAAGTTGAAGGCTGTCAATTTGGACACATTAGAGTATTGTTCTGGTAGGTTTTATGATTTAGGACACAAATTGAAATGGGGTGTTAAACCTTTTAGAGTGTTATCCAAATTTGGAATAAACACCGGAAGACACCCAGCCACTATTGGTGCCCGATTGAATAGGGGTATCGTTATTTTTTTGTTATCAATTTGTGCTCATGTTCCTGTCATAGGACCATTCATGGTGGCACTTGCTACTGACGACTCAGCAAGGCCATTGTTTCATGAAGCTAGAAGTGAATGGCAGACTAGTGATTGTGAGATTGATTTTCCGACTGAAATCACTTACCAGAATTTTTCAGCCTTATATGGGATTGATTTGGCTGAAATTTATGCTATTGAAGTCATTTTGACTCAATTATGTCTTAAAGATTTGCCTTGTATTTTATATAGTGAAGTTCTATTACAAGGTTCAAATCACGACAACGACAATCCATTAGATCATTACGATCCCCATTATCAGATTATCGACGAACCCAAAGAAGTGTTCCATGATGTTGATGATTTCCAAGACATTAATACTTATGTTGTTCCTCTGTTAGAAGAGTGTGTCAAATATTCTATTTACACGGCTTTTGGAGGAAGTTATTTCGGAATCATGACTAGTTCATTTCTCGTTGCTTTAGCTGAATCTTTGTTGAGGGAAGAAACATTTGTACCTTTGTGGGCTCTACATTTTTCTTTTCCTTCTTTAGGATTGTTGGTCTCACAGGTTGCCAAGCCTTATGATTTTACTTTTGTGTTTGGAGCCTTGTTTCATATTATTTGGAACATTCGAGCCTTGTCTTCAATAAAGAAGAGTCGGGAAACCGGTAAACAAATTCGCAAGAAGGCCCGACAAGCCTCTTGTGTTACTATTGTCAAGAAAGGATCTAAAATGAGGAATGCTGTTCCCTCTAAGTCAGCAAAAGGCGTTACGCCAAAGAAGAACAAAAACAATAAAAGTAAGGAATCCGGTGTTTCTAAAAAAGAAGTCACTCTGATTGGAAAAGCTATGAGAGCCGCAGGTTCACTTGGTGGTGAATTTGTTGGTGGCCCTATGGGTGCCCGTTTGGGTGAAAAGGCAATGTCATGGTTATCAAAAATTACCGGTCAGGGTGATTATAAGGTTGAAGAAAATACCCTTGGAGGTGGTGGTGTGCCATCCTTTTCTCCTGAGAAACACGGTATTCGCGTATGTCATAAAGAATTTTTGACTAACGTTTCTACTTCTACATCTTTCAACATTTCCCAAAGCTTATTGATTAATCCTGGGAACTCAGTCACTTTTCCGTGGTTGTCAAACATTGCTCAAAATTTTGAGGAGTATGAGATAAATGGGTTGGTTTTCGTGTATAATCCAACCTCGTCTACTTCCCTTAATAGTACGAACCCTGCTCAGGGAGTCGTTGTCATGGCCACGCATTATAATGTTTTGAGACCTCCCTTTGTGGACAAATTGACTATGGAGTCTTATGAATTCAGTTGTTCCGCAGCCCCTTATCGAGCCTTGGCTCATCCAGTAGAGTGCAAACCTGCGCAAAATGTCCTACAACGATTGTTTGTTAGGACAGCTGATACTACTGCCTTTGATGACCCTCGATTTTATGATTTGGGGAGATTTGAATTGGCAACTGAAGGTATGCAAGCCGTTTACACAGCTGGTGAACTGTGGGTTACATATGATGTAACATTTTTTAAGCCCCGTTTGTCAGCCCGTGATTTGACTTTCAAAGTCGTTATGGCTGCTCCTTCAGCTGCTGCTCCCATTGATTCATCCACTGGATTTTCTGGTGACCTTCCTATTACGGCCACCAATGTCGGTTCTGGCCAAC